AGAGATGGATTTATATTCTCCTTCGACTAGAACTAGTCCACTGAACTGATTTGTCGAATCGCTGTAGTATGTTGAAGCGTCAAGAATAAGGTCTCCAGTGATAGTGTCAAGTAGCTGTGAGATTCCTCCATTGGTTGGCTCTGTCTTAAATAAAGTAAAGGATACGTTGGTGGAATCTCTACCTGAGGTTACTGCAACCTTTCTATTAGCATTAGTAATTGTTAGCTGATCGCTGCTTGAGACAGCAACCCCAGCATCGTTCTTAACAACGGCTGTACACTTGCTTGCGACTGGACCCCGTATCTTTACCCCTAAGATACCCAAAATCTTTGTTAGGTTTTCTCTGGTTTGTACTGTATCGATATAGCTCTCGTTTGCTAGGAAGTCTGCCTTGAGTGAGAGGGTGGCGGCGAGATACGAGAAAAGTTCGGTCATGAAAATACCGAAATCAGACTGGTAGAAGTTATTGTAATCGTCTGGGTAGACAGCCTTCACATAACTCAGCAACGCCTCTTTGTATTCTCCGAAGTCTGCGACAGAGTAGTCAATTAACCCTTTCTTTTCGGACTCCTGAACAGTTCCAAGCTTTTGAAGGTCCGTTTGAACGGTTCCATCAAAAGCAGACGCATTATACCTTACGTTTGCGGCGTTAAAGGGGTTGGTGAAATCTACCATTACGTTGTTAGTACTACTTCAATTTGCTCTTGAGAAGCCGCGTCATCCACAAAAGATAAGTTGATCAGTATGTAAATACCGTTGAACTCCTCATTCCCTCCAGGGGCGTTTGTTATACTGACGTCTCTAATAACCACTCTTGGCTCGTAAAGCCTAGCTGCCTCTCTTATTTCAGCATCCATGCTGTCCTTGAGGGATTGGGTGACGGGCTCAAATAAGTATCTTCTGAGATTTGTTCCAAAGTTAGGGAACATGACTCGCTCACCTTTTTGGGTTAGCAAAAGCTGTTTAAACCCAGCATAGATCAAGTCACGGTCAAACTGCTTTGACCAGTCGCCACCTTCAGTTCGGGACAAAGGGAATCGTACACCTACAGTCCGTTGTCTTCTGGATGTAGTTACGAAGTCTAGCTCTGGTGCAAACAGTGAATTAGCCATTATACTTGAATATTCTCAAAGAAGCTTTGGTGGGCTTCGTAGTTTTGAGTAATCTCTGTAGTAGTTAGAGGTCTTGAGTACAACTTGAAGTTTCCAATAAAGCCGTCTAGACCACTTCTAGGGATAACTCTGTTCACTCCTGAGTACTGACTTCCGCCTAGTCCAGGAGAGTGCTGCCCTTGGAAACCTCCCGTGGTTCCATCGACAGTAGTTGTGTAGTAAGTGTCGTTTGTGTTTGATCCCAGGAAACCCAGAGGAGTAGTATTGAACCCAGCATCGGACTCCATCTTTCTTGACCTTGGGACTATATCAGTAAACCCTCCTCCGATAACCCAAGGAGTTAGAAGAGAAAATGCCGGAGCTTCATATGCTCCCTCATGTAGGCTCTCAGTATTTCTTAGGTTATTGTTTACTCCCATACTTCTGGAGTATCTCTCAGAATCCACGGAGGCGGGGCTAGGAACATTTAGAGGCTGACCTGGATTTAGCTTGAAGCAGGTTGATACAGCAGAGGTTGCCAGTTGCTCACCGTTTATATAAGCGGTTATTTTGTCCTTTTTGTAATCAACAGACAAAGCAAGGTGATGGAACCCAGAACTCACATCTCCGATTGTTTTTCCTTTCGATGTTGTGGCATCCATCCCAATGATGAAGCCAAGCTCTGTGTGTGAGGACTTGGGATCGTATGGATTGGAGGGGATCTCGGCTAGTGCAACAGAGTCTCCGAAAGTTCCGTCTTCCTTGTTTTGGGATACGGTAGGCAAAACACAAAGCTGGAGAGTGTCATCATCGCTCTTGTCCCTGTAACCGAAAATCAATCCGTGGACTTTAGAGAAGTCTCTTTCGGTGGTAACGTTTCCGTTGCCGTCAAACTTGTTGGGGCAAGCGGTGATTGGAGCATCCGAATCCTTTGCTCTGCCAGCCCCCGTGTTCTCACATCCCATGAACAACCTGTATCTGTGTGAGGTTGTCATATCTGATAAGACATTCGGAACGTAAGTGAAGAAGTCTACCGTAAAGCCGTCTGGGTTATAAGTAAGGTTGTCGATGGCTTGTGTTCTAGGATCTAGCTCACCGTCAGTCACATTGTTCTTGAGTCTGGCGTACCCTCCGTTCGTGAGGGCATCGTACCAAGGCTCAGGTGAGTATAGCTCGGAAGCCTTCACCAGAGTTCCTCCTAGCTTCGCAATGCTCACACCGCTTGGGAATATGTCCGTGGCACTTGCTGCCACTAGCTTCGCGTCTAAGAAGCTGTAAGAGGTTGATCTATTATCCAGCTTGTACGAAGTGGAAGAAGCGTCTTCTACGTCTGCTTTCAGGAAATTTAGACAGGCTACCAAACCATCTGTTATAACCGTATCGTCAAGGTTCTTAATGCTGGCAGTTGTAGAGGAGGCATTTGAGTCGGAGGACTTTACAAACTCTGTTCCAGGCTCGTCAACGACTGAGAACTGATCGACATAGACAGTCCCTCCTTCTAGGGAAGTGATGATCTTGGGAGGCAAAGGCTTGATTATACCTTCGACGTCGGCAGCGTGAACTAAGTTATCAGTTTGGTAGTCCAGGTTTGGCACAAGACCAGATCCTCTCAAGAAGCTGAAGTCGTTTACTGGAACATACTCAAGGATATCGTATAGCTTTGCTTCAGCACCGTTACTGAATGTAGCAGTGTTATCAGTGAGGGTTGTCCAACCAACAGGGACTCCTTCCGCATCAATCACCTCACCTCTATTGATGATGTACCCTTGACCTAAAGGAAAAGATGTATCGGTCAAAGTATACCCGCCGAACAATCCGGCTAGTTGTAGCTGCTTCTTTCTCTTCTTTATTTTCTTGTCGTAGGTGGCAGCTATTGCGTTTGCGTTCTGTCTGTAGTTTAAGACTAAGGCACTAGAAGCATCGTAACCTTGATCTAAAAGATCGGTGACATTTGCAGACACATCGCTTATCTGCTTCTCCTTATCCCCGATGAATGATTGGACGATCTTGTCATTATCATAAAGGTACTCTACAACATCGTTAGTCTCAGTGTAGTTATCAGAGAACACCGTGTTTGAAAACTCATTGATATCCTTTGTTACAACGATACCTTTACCGCCTTTATTGGGGTCGTACTCAAGTTTCCAATTAGAAGCCAATGCTTCCTGAACTGCTACATCTGGGATGCCTCCATTTATGGAATCATAATACAGACCATCTTTGGAGAGGATGAACTTTCCGTCTGTAGAGATGGGAGGACCGAAGACGAGATCGAATAGTTTCTCATCCTTTGGATCTACTTGAAGTCTTAGCTGCGCTCTTCTAGCGTCTTGTGCAGCCTGACCAGCGAAGAACGGCTCTACGATCTGAGTTTCTACAAACTGCTTATAATCCTCAATCTCTCTTGAGGTGTCTGGGTCTAATTCTGCTATTCCGTCGAGGGCTTCCTTAACATCTTCCCGCGTGTAATCTATCGTTGGTTCCGGGGCGGTTCCGTTGGCTCTATCCGCGAGTGCTTTGTTAATGTTTCTTTGGTCTCTGGTAAGTCTTGCTACGACAGCGAGGATTCTATTTTTTGCCGCACTAAGCACGATTATGGTCGCAGCCGCCCTTACTGCTTTGGCTACTGCATCTAGATCCAGATTAAAGTTAGGAATGTTTAATACGATATCAAGCAGATTCGGGATTGTACCCAAACAGGGGATATCGATAGTCCCTGCTTCGAAGGGATTGCCTATACCAGCATTTTGTAGCGACTGTAAGGCGTCTATATTTCCGGCGAGGAAATCGTTTGTTTTATCGAAGAACGAGTTTCTTTCAGCTTCAAGAAGATCTATTTGAGCATCTAAAGAGATAAGCTCCCCTTCCAAAGGATCTATAGCCTTAGCTAATAAATTATTAACTACGGTTAGAGAAGCGGAAGACAAAAGCTTGATAAAGCATATAGATAGTTGTGCTTGTTGCTCTTCTCCAAAGCTAAGGTCTACAATTTCATCGAAGTCTGCCATTTTTAATTATTTATAGTACAATTACGGGTCTGCCATTTACGGTTAGTCCATTCGCTACTTGAACAGTCGCTACACCCGTACCAGTTATTGGATTGACTTGGACAGGTATTGTATTGGGAGTGACAGCACCTGGAGAAATGATGTCTAAAGGAACAGTGCTAGTTATGGGAACCGTCGTAGTGATGCCAGCGCAAGCTATAGCCCCAGTAAAGGTTGCTAAGGGGGTAGTGAAAGTCATGAGAGGAGATAGGAAATCTATCCCCGTAAGAGAAAAGCTTTGATATGATGTGGATGGGAAAAGAGGGATGTCGAAATCTGTCGGGTTAGGTA